AAGCTGACGTGATGGAGAAGCTCGACGATTGATGGAGGATAGAACCGCCTGACATCTCAGAGGCTTCATGAGAAAGCTAGACTACCAAGCTGACCAAGAGGAAGCGCCTCGCCATATGCGAGCGCTCCACCCTCGCTTTTCTGTGAGAGGTATCACAGGAACACAGCTCAGTGGCGGAATGATCTCAGGCTATGAGCGCAACGCCTCGCTCACAGGGCTCAATTGGGTGAGGGAGGCTGAGGACATGCTAAGGACTGACCCTGTGGTCAGGCGCTCCTGGCATATGCTACGCCAAACGCTCCTCAGCGCTACTTGGAGGTGGGAGAGCGCTATGGAGGGAGATCCAATCTGTGATGAGCTCGCCCGCTTTGGGAATGAGGCGTTTGGCTTGGACGGATACGCGGGGCAGATGTCCCAAAGCTTTGAGGAGCAACTCAGCTACCTCCTTGAGTTCGTCCCCCTTGGCTATCGCTACGCTGAAGAGATTTACAAGGTTGGGCCTGACTACAATGGCAAGGTGAAAGTCTGGCTTGACCTCTACGCTGACCGTGAGCCAAGCGCTCACCTCAGGTGGCTCAGCCGTGACAATCAACAGCTAGATGGGGTGCTTCAGCATGTGGTGGGCGTGGGTAAGGTTCCTGAGCCTATCCCATCTAACAAGCTTCTGCTCCTCACCCTCAACCGTACAGGCTCCAACTTTGAGGGCTCTGGTATGTTGCGCCCTGTGTGGTGGTGGTGGCGAACCAAACAGAAGGTGTCAAACCTCATGTGTGTTGGTGTTGACCGTTGGGCGGTCCCCACGCCAAGGGTCAAGGTGGATAGGTCTGTGGCGGAGCTCCAAGGCCTAACTGATTCAGACATTAACGCCATGATTGATGAGGCAGAGGCTCAGGCTCAGGCGTTTCTTGCCGCTGAGCAGAGCTACCTCATAGATAATCCTGTGGTGAGCTTTGATCAATACGCCGCCACGCCTAATCTATATGCTCAGGGTCCACTAGACATCATCCGTGAGTGTGACAACCAAATCAGCCAAGCCTTCTTAGCTCAGTTCGCTAACCTAGGCATAACTGACACAGGAGCGCGCTCCGTTGGTGAGGTCCACCTTAGCGTGTTCAGGCGAGCGGCTATCAATCTCTGTGACATTGTGGCCTCTGCCATCTCAGGCGTTGACCGCCGTGGCGGTGGCACGATTGGGAGGTTGATCAGATGGAACTATGGACCTGTAGACCCCTCCAAGCTTCCAAGGCTAGTCCACACAGGACTAGACACGGACGACCTAGCAGAGTCTCTCGCCATGCTTCCACAGCTAGTCACATCAGGGCTCCTCACGCCAGACAACGAGCTCGAGCGCGCCATAAGGGAGCGTCTAGGGGCTGGCGATCTACCAGAGGAAGCACAGCGATCAGCGCTAGAGAGAACCGTCAGCGCCGCTAGTTCAGGTGGAGGGGTGGCCGCGCTCGCTGAGGCGGCTATCAGGAGGCGCAAGAATGGCTAGGACCAAGGCCCAAACGCCAGCGCCACCCTCAGATAGGATCAAGGGCTCTAAGACCAACCCAAAGGGCTCAGCCTCAGGCAAGCGTGGCGGGATTGAGATTAGTGAGAGCGTGGCGCAAGCGCTTCAGGGCATGGTTGACAAGCATAATGACCGCTATAAAGCCAAGTCCAAGAAGGTTGACCTAGGCTCACTCAAAGCTGTGTTCAGGCGTGGCGCGGGTGCTTTTAGTGTCAGCCATCGCCCAGGGATGACTAGAAACCAATGGGCTTATGGCAGGGTGAAAGCCTTCCTCAAGCTAGTGGGTACAGGTGAGCGCAAGGAAGCCTACACAGGTGACCTTGACCTACTCCCAAGCGGTCACCCTCAAAAGACTGAGGCTAAGGCTGAGCTCATGGCACCTCAGAAATATAGTCACATTGACTTTAAGCCACCTGAGGGAGCTAGGAAGGCGGCTGAGCGTGCTCTTAGGAGACGAGCACAGAAGCCACAGAGCCAGAGGGGGATGACCGCCGTTGGCATCGCCCGCGCTCGCGACCTCATAGCAGGTAAGAATCTGAGCCCTGAGACGGTCAGGCGTATGCTGGCCTACTTCACCCGCCATGAGGTGGATAAGCAGGGCTCTACCTGGGATGAGTATGGCAAGGGGCGCCAAGCGTGGGACGGATGGGGCGGTGACGCTGGCTATTCATGGGCGCGAAAGGTGGTAAACCAAATGAACGCCGCAGATAAGAAAACAGCCCTAAGGGCTTATGGTGAGGCTGTACAGCTTAGCGCTGTTCCCTCTTATGATGTCCCTGAGGGTCTGACCATTGGTAAGCCCTTTAAGACCTTGGCGCTGGGTCAAGTGAGCTCACGGATGAGTGGTGAGTCCATTGGCGCTCCAATCTCTAAGGAGCTCCTTGAGGAGATGGTCAGGGTCTATCGTGAGCGCCGTGACGCTGACCCTGTCATCATTGATTGGCAACATGCCACCTCACCCTTCCAAGGTGGGACGCCCGCGCCACCTGAGAGCGGGAACGCCCTTGGGATGATCGTTGAGCTCGAGCTCAGAGAAGATGGGCTCTACGCCATCCCCGCTTATAATGAGCGCGGTTTAAAGGTCGTTCAAGATGCTGGTGGAGTTCTTTGGAGCTCCCCCGAATACCTACATGGTGAAATCTTCACTCGTGATGGTGGTGAGAAGGTGGGTGACGCCCAGCTCCTCGCTGTCACCCTAACCCCCCGCCCTGCTCAGTCTCATTCAAAGATTGATCGGGTCACTTTAAGCGAACAGGAGCAGATGATGGACTTTGAAAACATGTCCGTTGATGAGCTCAAGGCCGCGCTCGCCGCTAAGGACGCGATGGTCAAAGAGCTAGAGCAGAAAATGAAAGACCTCACAGAGGAGGCTGAGGCTTCCCTTGCTGGCGAGTATGAGTCTGAGGAGATGGCTGAGAAGTCCTCTGAGGATGACAAGCCTGAGGAGATGGCTGAGAAGTCTGAGGACGAGAAGGCCAAGAAGATGAGCGAGCCTGCTACGCTCTCTGAGAAGGCTGAGCCTAACCTCCTAGCTGAGGTCATGGCGCTACGCGCTCAGAACACCAAGCTCTCAGAGCGCCTTGAGGTCATCGAGGCTGAGAAGCGTGATGTTGAGCGCCGTGAGGCTGTCAGCGCCCTCCTCCGTGAGGGGAAGGTTAGCCCTGCTGAGGAGCCCGCCGCTCAGCGCGCTTGGGACGTCCGTGAGACCATGCCTGAGTTTTGGACCATGTTCAGCGAGCGCCCAGCATCAAGCGCGGTTCCTCTCAATGAGATTGGCCATGGCGCTTCAGGTGAGGAGCTCAACAAGGCCACCCTCGCTGAGAAGGTCAAGGCGCTCGCTACTGAGAAGGGGCTCAACTTCTCAGAGGCTCTCAACTTATTCCGTGAGCAAAACCCCGATCAATACAACTCTGTGTTCAGCTAAGGAGTACTGACCATGAACCAGATCATTCGTTCGTTTATCTGCGCCTCAGCTGTAACTGAGTTTGCGCTTGTGGCAATTGACAGCAACGGGAAGGTTGCAATTGCAACCGATCCAACCGCCAACACCATCATTGGCGTGGCTCAGCGTGGCGCTGAGGCAGGTGACCCTGTTGACGTTGTCATCTTTGGTGAGACTCGTGTCATCGCCAATGGCAGCCTCACCCTCACCTCAAACACTGTCCTCTCTGTCACCACTGATGGTGAGGTTCAGGCCGCCGTGTCTACCCACTACCCTGTGGGCTTCACGCTCCCCAACGTCAACCAGACCAGCGCCTCAGCTAATGAGCAGATCATCATCTGCTTCCAGCGTGGCCTTGCTCCGCTCGCTTAATTAGGAGGTGATCTAAATGGCTTCTTCATATCGTAACATCCACCCTGTTGATGAGATCCTCTCAAGCCTAGTCGCTGAGGCGGTCCCTTCAGACAACCAACTCATCGCTGATAAGGTCTGTGAGAACGTCAAGGTTCCACAGCGCTCAGGGACTCTCCTCCTTGAGAACAGCCGTAACTTCATGGGCGCGGGTGCAGGGCTTGACCTCGAGCGCGCTCCTGGCTCTTCACGCTCACGCATTGGTGGCTTTGATCGCTCAAGCCTCACCTACAAGTGTGACATCTACAGCGCAGAGGACTCTATCGCGATGGAGGACATTGTCGATTCTCAGTACCCAGGTTCTGAGGAGGCGCGCATTGTCAAGAAGGTCGCGCGCGTCATGAAGCTCGCAAAAGAGAAGCGCGCCGCTGACGTCCTCTTTGACGGCTCCAACTTCAACACCGCAACCTCAACCGCTCAGTTCGGCGGTAAGTTTGACGTCGCGGGCGCTGAGCCTCTGAGCTACCTCCATCAGCTCAAGGACACAGTCTTTGAGAACGCTCATGGCCTCAACGCTGACACGCTTGTCTTGGGTCGTGAGGTGTTCCGTAGCCTTGCTCGCTCAGGTGAGCTCCGTGGCTACTTTGGTGACAGCTCACAGGGTGTGGCTGGCGGTGGCTCACTCCTCCTCTCTGATGAGGCTGTGATCTCTGTCCTCCGTGACATCCTTGGTATCCCCAACATCCACGTTGGCGCGGCTCGTCGTGACACCGCTGTACCTGGCGCTGCAAGCTCAGAGAGCTACATCTGGACAGGTGACAGCATCTTCATGGGTATCCTCCACGGCTCAGACAGCATCCAGAGCCGTAATGGTGTTCGCATGATGCCTGTGGCCGCAGTCAACCTTGAGTTCGAGGCGATGAAGGCGGGTCAGTACGACAAGCTTGACCTCACCGCGCGCAACGTTTGGGCTGACATGAGCCACCTCTTCAAGGTCGTTGATGGTGACCTTGGCTTCGTCCTCACGGACTGCCTCTAAGAGGGTGGCGTGGTCTGCTCATGTGGTCGCTCTCATGTAGCATTGGCTGAAGGTCCGAGC